AGATCCTGCTGGAGATTTTAGATCACAAACAGATGAAAGAACTCCATTTCAAATTATGAGGCAACAAGGACTCAATGCATTACCTGCACCATCTAATGATGTAGCTCTTAGAATAGAAGCTGTTGATGCAGCTCTATCTAGATTACTAGATGGTAAGCCAGGATTCTTAATGGATAGAAAATGTATTAATCTTAAAAAAGGTTTTAATGGTGGTTATCATTATAGAAGACTACAAGTATCTGGAGATAGATATGATGAGAAACCTTTAAAGAATAGATACTCTCACGTACATGATGCATTACAATATCTTATGATGGGAGCTGGAGAAGGTAGAACTATATTAGCAGGTAAAACTAAATCTACTCCAACAATAGCTCATAGAGATTTTGATGTATTTAAAACAAAAAAAACAAGTAAAAGGAAAGTATGGGATCTGTTCAAAAGGAATGGCTAATATATTTTTATGAAGCAGAAGACCACCCATATTCTGATTGGTTATTCTTCTTAAGAAAAGGTTATAAACATTGTGGAGCCTTATCTTATAATACTAAAAAAGATGCTTGGGTTCATTTAGAATTTACACACGCAGGTATAAGATTATCATTTCTAGATAAAGAAGAACTAGAAGATATGTTAGCTTACCTAAAAAATTTTAAAGTATTAAGATGCCCAGTCAAAGACCAATGGCATCTACTTCGTATAAAAGATATAACCTGTGTAACTTTTATTATGAGATTGATAGGCTATTATAAATGGTGGATCTTTACACCTTACCAGCTTTATTGTGCGTTGATAAAAGAAGGATATAAGTCATTTTGGGAAGAACATGACAAAACCAAAGAAAAAATCAGTACAAGAAATAATAGATGAAATGAGAGATCTTCACGATCAAGAAGATGATTTACTTCGTGAGATGGAAGCAGGATATGGTTCATTAACATCTGATGATCTTGAAGATATGGATTTTGATGATGAATTAGAGGAGGACAACTAATGGGTGGCATTTTTAGAAAACCAAAAGCCCCACCAAGAAATATGGAGCTTGAAAGAGAATTAGCTGCTTCTAGAGCTGCTGAAGAAAAAGCTGCAAGAGATGCAGAAACTGCAGCAAGAACATATTCTGAAAAAAAAGCAAAAGGTGTTATTGGTGTAAGATCTCTATTTGCTAAAGCTGGTGGTAGAGGCTTTTTTGGTTAATGAGAAAAGAGCATAAAAATCCTAAAGGTGGATTAACTGCTAAAGGTAGAGCATACTTTAAACGTAAAGAAGGTGCTAATTTAAAACCTCCAGTTAAAAAGACACCACCTAAAGGTACAAAGAAGTTTAGAAGAAAAGTTAGTTTTGCTGCAAGGTTTGCAGGAATGAAAGGACCAATGAAGGATTCTAAAGGAAGACCAACAAGAAAAGCATTAGCTTTAAGAGCTTGGGGTTTTAGAAGTGTAGAATCTGCTAGGAACTTTGCAAATAGACATAAGAAGAAAAAATAATGGCTACTGCAAAGAAAACAAAACCTGCTTTATGGGCTAGAGCTAAAGCCCAAGCTAAAGCAAAAATGGGAGGAAAACACAGTGCTAGGGCTATGCAACTTGCTGTCAAAATTTATAAAAAAGCAGGTGGAGGCTATAGAGGATCTAAGTCAGGGAAAAACAAATTATCAAAATGGAGCAAACAAAAATGGAAAACAAGCAGTGGTAAAAAGTCAGAAGGCAAAAGAAGATACCTTCCAGAAAAAGCATGGAAAGCTCTCTCTGCAAAAGAGAAGGCAGCTACAAACAGAGCTAAAGCAAAAGGTTATAAAAAAGGTAAACAATTTGTTAAACAACCGAAAGGTGTTGCAGCAAAAACAAAAAGGTATAGAAAATGAGAATAATAAATAAAATTATATTAAAAATAAAAAGGTTAATAGAAAATGGAATACGAAGATTCAAAAGATAAAGCAATAGGAATACTTAAGAAGTATCAAGAAGCAGTATCTGTAAAAGATCACTGGAGAGAAAAGTTTGAAGAAGCTTATGAGTATTGTCTTCCAAACAGAGAATCATTCTATGATGAATCTCCAGGACAAAAAAGAACAGATAAAATATTTGATGAAACTGCAGTAGTAGGAGTACAAGAATTTGCTAGTAGATTACAAGCAGGTATTGTTCCTACGTTTGCAAGATGGGCAGACTTCCAAGCAGGTGTTGAAATACCACCAGAACAAAAACCAGAAATAAATAAATCATTAGATGCAATAACAGATTATGTATTTGAAGTATTACAAAACTCAAACTTTAATCAAGAGATACATGAATGCTTTATGGATCTAGCTGTAGGTACAGGGTGTATGTTAGTTGAAGAAGGTGATGCAGTAAATCCTATTAAATTTACAGCAGTACCATTACCAAAAATTTGTTTAATGAATGGACCAGATGGTAGAATAGATACAGTCTATAGAACAAGAGTTGTTAAACCAGAACACATATCTGTTTTATATCCTAAAGCTATTATACCAGAAAACTTTGATCCATTAAAAATGAAAAAAGATTGTACAATTATTGAAGCTATCTACAAAGTCTATGAAGAAAATGTAGAGAAATATAAATACTGTGTAGTTATGCAAGATGCTAAAGCAGTTATCTTTGAAGAAACATACACAGGTGAAGGTGCAAATCCATATTTAGTATTTAGATGGAATAAAGCATCTGGTGAGGTATATGGTAGAGGACCAATATTTAACGCCATGGGGGCAATTAAAACTTGTAACTTAACAATAGAATTAATATTACAAAATGCACAGATGTCGGTATCTGGAGTATATACTTATGAAGATGATGGAGTTATTAATCCAGATAACATTTCATTAGTGCCTGGATCTTTAATACCAGTAGCACCAGGATCAAGAGGATTAAATCCTATACCTGCTGCATCTAACTTTGATGTAGCTCAGTTAGTATTACAAGACATGAGGCAGAATATTAAAAAAGCTTTATACATGGAAACTCTTGGTAGACCAGAAGGAACTCCAATGACAGCTACAGAAGTTTCTGAAAGAATGGCAGATCTATCTAGACAGATTGGTTCTTCTTTTGGTAGACTACAATCAGAACTTATACACCCATTACTAAAAAGAATAATTAGATTATTATCTAAACAAGGTAGAATAGATTTACCTAAAGTAAATGGTAGAGAAGTTAAAGTAGCTGCTAGATCTCCATTAGCTAAAGCTCAACATATGCAAGACATATCTGATGTTAATAGATTTAACGAAATTATAGCTGGAACATTTGGTCCACAAATGATAAATGTAATTGTGAATCAAAATGAAACAGCTAAATATCTAGCAGAGAAAATGAATCTTCCAGAAAAATTAATTAGAGATGAACAAGAACAACAACAGATAGTACAACAAATAAGCCAACTTCAATCTTCAGCGAGTGAAGGAGAAGTACCTCAATAATGGCATGGGATAAACTAAAAGAAAAAAGACCTATACAAACAAAATCAATTGATGGTTATATTAGAACTCCACAAGATGAGTCTAATTTAAATAAATCATTTGCATCAGTATTCAAAGGAGATGATGGTAAACTCATCTTAGACTACATTAAATCAATTACTACCGAAGCAGTTGCAGGTCCTAACATTGATGGCAACCAGTTATTTCATTTAGAAGGAATGAGATTTCTTGCAGGTATAATACAAACAAGGATAAAAAAAGGAGAACAAGATGGTAGATGATAATGCTACAGCACCAGTCACCACAGAAGCACAAGAGCAAACTGAGGTTACTAAACCAGAATATGTACAAGATAAATTCTGGAACACAGATACAAAAGAAGTTAATTTAGAAAACTTAGCTTCTAGTTATAATGCTCTTGAAAAAAAACTTGGATCAAGAACTGAGGATTTGTCTAAACAAATCAGAACAGATATTGAACAAGAAAAGCTAACTAAAACTCCAGAAGAATATAAAGTTAATCTTCCAGAGCTTCCAGAAAATGTAGATGTAACTGTATCAGATGATATGGAAATAGTACAATGGTGGAAGGAAACAGCAAAACAAAATGGATTATCACAAGATCAATTTGATCAAGGTGTTAATGCATTCGTTAATAATGCCATGGCAACATTACCAGATGCTAATGCAGAGTTGCAGAAGCTAGGTGATAATGCAAAAGAAAGAATAGAAGCAAGTGAACTATGGAGTAAAAAACATTTATCTCCAGAAGCATTTGAAACTTTCTCAAGTATTGCAGCTACTGCAGATGGCGTTAAGGCTATTGAAGAAATAATGAAACTTACTAAAGATAGTCCAATACCAACTACGCCAACTCAAGTATCAGTAACTCCTAATGAAGATGATCTTAAAGCTATGCTACAAGATCCTAGATATTGGGATTCAAATAAACGTGATCCTGGTTATGTCAAAAGAGTAACTGAGCTGTATGAAAAAGCGTATCAAAAAAATCAAAGCTAAACCTTTTAAGTTTAAAAGACTTAAAAAGGATCTACATTGGTTAGATGCAGTTAGTGAAACAGGTTGGATTTCTGAACATGACATGGATAATCAAGAACCTGCTAAAGCTGTATCTAGTCAAATGTGGGTGTATAAAGAAACAGATAAATACATCACATTATTTGGAACGTATTCATATGATGAAAAAGGTAAGTTAGAATTTGGAGAAGTTATAACTATACCTAAAATATGGATTTAATGTGCGTTGCTTATAATCATTCTAAATTTTATTTTCACAACAAGACCTTAAAAATGTTCAATGATTGCCCTTAGTGGATAACAGTCCCCTGCATTAGTAAGACAATCGGATAATGACGTAACTTAACAACAAACAAAGGACAATAAAATGGCAACATCAATAACAAATGCCTTTATTACTCAGTTTGAAGCAGAAGTTCACATGGCTTATCAAAGAATGGGTTCTAAGTTAAAGAACCTTGTAAGAACTGTGAATGGCGTTAATGGTAACACTGTTAAGTTTCAGAAAGTAGCAAAAGGATCTGCTAACACTAAAGCAAGACATGCTGAAGTAGTAGCAATGGATCTTTCTCACAGTAATGTGAGTGCAACTTTAACTGATTACTATGCAGCTGATTACGTTGACAAGCTAGACGAGTTAAAGGTAAACATTGACGAAAGACAAGTAGTTGCACAATCTGCAGCATACGCTTTAGGTAGAAAAACTGACAGTGTATTAACTGGGATTATGAATGGAGCTACAACTCTTGCGAACAACTCATCAGGTACAGGTACTGGAATGAATCTTGGCAAATCAACTGCTATGATGGAACTTTTCAATACTAATGACGTTCCAGATGATAATCAACGATACTGGGTAGTAGGACCAAAACAATGGTCTGATCTACTAGCATTAGACCAATTCTCTAGAGTAGAATACGTTGGCGAAGGTGAATTACCTTACGCTGGTGGTATGACTGCTAAAAGATGGTTAGGATTCTTATGGTTTGTACATAGTGGACTAGAAACTTCTGGTTCTACTGATAGACATACTGTAGCTTTCCATAAATCTTCTTTAGGTTTAGGAGTCGGAACTGATGTAAAAACTGAAGTAAACTACATACCAGAAAAAGTTTCTCACTTAATTACTTCTATGCTTAGCATAGGTGGTACTTTAGTAGATACTGATGGTATTAGAGTACAGAAGTGTGCAGAATAATAATAGGAGGATAACAATATGGCATACGCAACTGACAACCCAATCAAAAAGATTGCAGAAGCAGGTGGTAATTCAGTATTCTTCTATATAGATGGAGATGCTATCGGTACAATCGATAACTCTGATTACTTTCTAGCTGCAAAAGACGAAGTTAAACAAGGTGATATTATCATTTGTACATCTGGTATAGGTGGAACAATTGCAGTAGATATGTTAGTAGTAACATCAGCTACTGGTGCAGCAGCAATTACAACTGCTGTTTTAGCATAATATACTAAAACTTTGGGGGCGAGGAAACTCGCCCTCATATTAATTAATAGGAATTTATGGCAACAACAAAAGTAGATATATGTTCAAGAGCTTTAGTAATGATAGGAGCTTCACCTATATCTTCTTTTACAGATGGTAGCACAGAAGCTTTAGTTGCCTCAAATGTTTATGAAGATATAGTAGAGTCTTCATTAACTAGACACAGATGGAAATTTGCTACTAATCAAAAACAATTATCTTTATTAACTGCTAAACCAGAAGCTAGATATGAATATGCATATCAACTTCCTGCAAGTCCAGGAGTCTTACATATAGTTTCATTATCAGTTAATGATTATATTATTCCATACACAAGATATAAAGATAAGTTATATGTTAATACATATGGATCTAGTCATGCTTTAATACTAGATTATATTTACAGAGTAGAAGAAGATTATTTCCCAGCACATTTTAGACTAGCTTTAGAATATGAACTAGCATCTTTATTTGCAGGTTCAGTAGCTAGAGATGCTGGTATGATTAGAGAATTTAAAGGAATGGCAGATAGACAATTTTTAATTTCTAAAAATGTAGACGCTTCTGAAGTTACTAATAAAAAACTTGATACATCTAGATTTATTAACTTAAGAAATACTACGAGAACAAATGTATAATGGCAAGATCACTAAAAACTGTAATTACAAACTTTTCAGCAGGTGAGCTTAATCCTTTACTAGCAACTAGAACAGATACACCAGCTTACATTAATGGTGCTAAACAATGTAGAAACTTTGCTTTATTAGCAGAAGGTGGAGTAATGAGAAGACCTGGAACTAATTACTTAGCTACATTACCTGCAGAATGTAGACTAATACCTTTTGTATTTTCAGATGATGAAATAGCTATTATTGTTTTATCTAATAATAGAATGGACGTTTATAACATTAGTGGTACTGCTTTATCTTCTAATGTTACAACTAATTGTAATTGGACAACAGCACAATTGTTTGAATTAAACTTTGCACAATTTGGTGATACTGTATTTATTACACATAGAGATAATCCTACTAGAAAAATATTTAGAACTTCAGCAACTAATTTTGAAGTACAAACATTTGCATTTGATACAGATGATTCTGTTACTGTTGGTGGAGTAAATAAATCTAAACAACCTTTTTATAAATACGCAGATGGAAGTATTAGTGTTACACTATCAGCTAATGCAACAGGAACTGGAAGAACATTAACTGCTTCAGCAAGTGCATTTACATCTGCATATGCAAATACATATTTACAAGTTAATGGCAAACAAGTTTTTGTAACAGGCTATACAAGTGCAACTGTATTAACAGTAACTGTAATAGAAGATACTGGAAGTACTGGACCACATTTTAATTGGAAAGAACAAACTATATCTTCTGTTCGTGGCTTTCCACAAGCAGTTACATTTCATAATAATAGATTATGGTTAGGTGGTGTTAAAGATAGACCAGCTTCGGTATTAGCTTCTAGAATATCTGAGTACTTTAACTTTGATGTAGGATCTGGAGCTGCAGATGAATCTATTGATTTAGATATTGCAGGTGCAGAAGTTAATGAAGTTAGACATTTTTTATCTGGTAAAGACTTACAAGTATTTACAGATGGTGGTGAATACTATGTACCAAGAGCAACAGACAATACTATAACTCCTGGCAACATAGCTGTACTTAGACAAACACCTTATGGTATAGGAAGAACAGCTCCTGTTATGTTTGATCAAGCAGCAGGATTTGTACAAAAAAATGGTAAAGCAGTTAGAGAGTTTATTTATTCAGATATAGAAGATGGTTATAAATCAACATCAGTATCTATACTTGCAGAACATCTTATAGATAGTCCTAAACAAATAGCTATTATTAAAGGTAACTTTACAAGACCAGAACAATATGCTTTCTTTTTAAATAGTGGTAGTACACACAATGGAGCAATGGCTATATTTCATTCTGTAAGAGATGAAAAGATTGCAGGTTGGGGTTTATGGTCTACAAGAACAAATGATATATTTCAATCTGTTATTGCTTTGAATGAGTTTTTAGTTGTAGCTTGTAAAAGAGTTTTAAATGGTTCTACTGTTTATACATTAGAAAAATTTGCAGATGATGATAGTCTTACATTAGACTGTAGTTTAACATCTGTAGTATCACAACGAGGTACACCTTTAGTCAAAGGAGGTTCTCAAAGTGGAGCTGTATTAATTACTGATGGTTTTACATCTGCTCCTAAAGTAAATGAAACATTTAGTATAGCAGGTAATGCTACAGTATATACAATACAAGCTATTACAGATAATGGTGGAGGAACTTATACATTAAACTTAGATAAAAATTTAGCTGCTACACCAGGAGATAATGCTGTAATTACATTAGTAAAAGTACATTTACATTCTGTAAATTCTATATATACAAATGAAAGTATAAATTGTGTAGAAGGCAATAGTAGTTTAGGTGCGTTTACTGTAAGTGGTACTAACTTTATTACTTTGAATAACCCTAGAGCAAGTGGGGTTAAAATAGGATTTAATTATACACCTGTGATAGAAACTATGCCAATTGATAAAGAATTACCAGAAGGTCCATTAACTGGATTACCAAGAAGAATTTCGAGAGCCATCATTGATATTAATTCTGCTTTAGATTTAACTGTAAAAGCTGCAGATAAGACTGCCAAATCTTTAGTAGTCCAACAAGTTAGTTTCACTGGTGGTTCGGACTTAACACCTGTAACAGAAAAGAAAGAGTTTTATTTCTTAGGTTATAACAAAAGTCCAACAATAACATTATCACAAGATGATCCATTACCTATTAAAGTATTAGGAATGAGTGTGGAGGTAGTTTTTGCATGAGTGCTGATCCAGTCACATTAGCTGTAATTAGTTTTGGTGTTCAAGCTGTAGGAACGTATCAAGGTATACAAGCTCAGAAAGCTGCAAACAAAGCTACTATAAGATATTACGAAGATGAAAAAAAATACAACGAATTAAAAGCTATACAAGATCAAAACAATGTTAGAGAAGAAGCTTTAAAAAAACGAAAAATTAATAGAGCCATTGTAGCAGGATCTGGATATAATGATGATAGTAGACATTTTTTATCTGTTCAAAGTGAAATAGATAGAATAGCACAAAAAGATATTGGTAATATTAGAATCAATATGTTGCGTGGTAATAATAAACTAGACACACAAATCTATACAACTAAAGTTATGGGTAAAGCAAAAGAGTTTGGTGGTTATGCAAGTATTGCAGCTAGTGGATTTAAAACAGCAGCATATGCTAAATCATATAAAAAACCAACAGGACAATATGATGGAGCAGACACTATGGGACAATATATGAATGATCCAACAAGTTTTAGTGGGAGTAATTAATGGCATTAAAAGAAGGTAAAAAATTAGTTAATTTAAAATCAAGTGTAGCTGATAATATTGGTGTACCTAAATTTCCTACAACTAATGTTGCAGCAGAAATATCTACACCTATAGCAGAAGCTATAGATGCTTTTAGAAAAGTAGCTGAATCAGATGCAGCTGTACAATTTAAAACATCATTTAACGAAACATCTACTAATCATTATTTAGATTTAAAAAACAAATTTGAGTTTGATCCAGATGGTATGAAAAATGCTGTTGATGCTTATTCTAAAACTACAATAGCAAATACACCTTTAGTGTATAGAGAATATACATCTAATATATTAGCACAAAAGAATTTAGCTAATTTAAATTATGCTTCTACTAATTTTAAAAATTTAAATACACAAAAAGCTATTGAAGGTTTTGTTAGCAGTAGAACAGATCATGAAAATTTATTTAGTTCTAATATGGATAACATTTTAAATGATGGTGATGCAGGTTGGTTTACAATGAATACTTATTTTGCAAACACAACAATGAAAAATTTAAATGAAATATATGGTACTGCAGAAGACAATCTGGTTAATACTAATAGATATAAAGGCACAACATTAAAGAAAAATCTTGAAACTGATTTAACAAATGTTGAGGTATTAAGAGTTGTTAATGTTATGAAACAATTAACTAATGATAATAATAAAGGTACAGCATTATTATATTTAAATGATTATGCATCAAATAAAGATAGTAAAGCTATTTCAGATAATTTATTTGAAAATCCTAAAGATGTAAACAATCCTATTTATCAAAAATATAAAGCTCATATTGGTAATGAGTTTAATAGAAAAGATATAGTTAAAAAAGCTCTTGATCTTTATGAAAACTATAATGGTGATAAAATTAAAAAAATGATGGAAGTTAAAAAGACATATGATCTTAGTGGGCTTCAAGAACCTGGTGGAGTATTAAATGTAGTTAATTTTGAAAATGGTAGCAATTCTAATGCTGTACAATATATGAATGATAATTTACCTGGCACACATGGTAAACAAAGATATGAAGTATTAGATATTATTAATACTAATATTGAAACACAAAAATTAGTTAGTGATGCTAAAAATGATAAACCTATTATTTTTAATAACGATATTCAAAAACAAAATTTTGCAAAAGCTTTTTTAGCTAATAATGGAATTAATGATGAAAATATTACTGATATAACAAATCCTAATTTTGCTAAAGCTATGAGTATTTTAAAATCTTATAATGTTACACCAGATGCTGTAATCAAAAGATTAAATACTAAAGTAAATGTAGATTACAATGAACCTAATCAAGTAAAAATATATAGAGAAAATTTAGGACTATATAAATATATGAAAGGTTTATATCCTAATTTAACTATAGATAATGCTTTTATATATGAAGAAGGAATATCTATGGGAACAACAGCATTATCTGATGATAAAACAGTTGCAGGTAAACTAAATGTTATATCTAAAGATTCAGAAAAATATCAAGAAACTAAAACTAATATTAATACAAATTTATCAACAAATGCAAATGAGGTAGTAAATGCTTTTTCAAGTGTTATTAGTAATCTGGATATTAATACAGATTCCTGGTGGGCAAAGAAGTTTTTTTTGTCTGAAAAAAACCCATATACTGATTTGTTTCATGATAGTGGTACATCTCTTTTACCATCAAGAGCAAGTACACTTCTTACAGAAGATGTAAAAGCTAAATGGTTAGAAGCAACTGTTTCACAACTTACACATTTAAATGGAAATAAAAATTTTGATATAACTACTGAAGAAGGTAAAGCATTATTTAGACAAGCTGCTTTACAAGGTTTAGATATATTAAAAGATCAAGGTTTTTCTGGAACTAAGTTTAGTGGAAATGGTTCTATTAAAATGGTTAATAAAGCATATGAAGATGAAATAGGATTTCAAGGACAAGGTTTTGAAAATTCTATTATAGCACAAGGTAATTACTTAATGAATACTTTATCTCCACAAGAACAAAGAGAAAGATTTGGTGTATCAGAATCAAAAGCTTTTCCTATTGTTGGAAAAACAACTATTGAAACTAATAACATTAATGACATAATTAAAACAGAAATAGATAATGGATTTAAAAATACTATTATAGAATTTGCTGGTACTTATAATCAGTTTGGTCAACCAAATTATCATTTAAAAATTAATCATAATAATACATTAATCAATTTAACAGAAGGTGATAACTATTTTGATCCAACTGGATTTGCAGGTGTAAATCAAATTACAGGTAAATCTGGTAGTAGAAAACAATTAATTAATACATTAGCTGAAGAAAAATATTCTAAATTTATGGATATTCATGGTCATCTTTTAGATGGTGATAGTACTATGGAAGCTTTTGCTAAGAATGTAATATTTAAAACTATTAAAATGGGTATAGAAGCAAGTGATTATAAATTTTATCCAGATGTACCATTACTTAATGATGTACCTAAAGAAGTAAAACCATTTGCTTTTATATTTAAAACATTAGGAATAGATGCAGATTTAAAACCTTATTATGATGAAGGTATTAAAATTAATAATGAAATAAATGATAAGTTATCTTTAGATGCTAGAATACAATCTAATTCTAAAATTTTACCAAAAGAAAAACTTATTGAATCTGTATTTCCACCACATAAAATGAAATATACTAAAGCTAATTTAGGATTAAAATATAAACAATTTGTATATGATAATTATCAAGATACATCTTTGCCATTAACTTTTAGAACTAACAATTATATGGCAGTTATGAAAACTGACTCTGCATGGGTAGGTGAAATGACTGATGTTAATACAGGTAATCAAGCAGCAGTATTTGCTAGTCCAATTGATTCTATAAGAGCAGGAGTTAGAGTTATGATAAATAATTCTACTTTAATTAATAATAATACAACTAAAAGATATGGTGATGAACCTACTCTTGGTGAAATACTTTCTGTATATGCTGTAAACTCAGATATATATTTACAAGCTTTAGAAGAAAAAACAGAAATGACTAGAGATACACAAGTTAATTTTTTAGACTCAACACAAATGCATAAGATAGTTAAATTTATGATTGAACATGAAATGGGATCAGAAGCATTTAATAATTATTATGCACCTAATAATCAACTGTTTTTAGACTCAATGATTATGGAAGGATATGAATTAGGTATCAATTCTTATAGTGGTAAGTTGGGTAAAATTAGATGATACAATATCCAATAACACCACAAGAAGAATTAAAAATAGCACAAGAACAACAAAAACCAATTAAGTTTAGTATATCTGATTTTGGTGTTGGGTTTGGTGATGAAAATTTACCTGCAATTGGAATTGATTATTTAATGAACAATCAAGATTTTCCTGCAGATGAAAACTATAATCCTAAAGAAGATCCACAAATCCAACCTTATGTAGATTTTTATGATCATTTTATGTTTAGTAAAAGTGTAGCTCAAACATCAGCTATTATAAATAAACTAAATAAAAATGCAGAAGCAAATTATTCTAGTCCCTGGTATCATCTTGGTAGAGTAACAGGAGCTTTTGCAGATCCATCATCTTTATTATTATTTACTAAAGTTGGTCAATCAGCTAAAATATTTGGTACTGCATTTGCTGCAGAAGAAATAGCAAAACAACAATTAGATCCTATTAGAGATGACTCATATGTTCCTTGGGT